AAAGAGAAATTATTAAAAGCGTTACAAGAAACGCAAGGACTAATATATCACGCTTGTAAAAAGGCAGGTAATATAAGCCGTTCTACATACTATAGATATTTGCGTGAAGATGAAGAATTTGCAAAAGCTGTAGAAGATATAAAAGAATCCCAGATTGATTATGTAGAGGGCGAACTTATTAAAAACATATCTAAAGGTAAGGAAACTAGCATAATCTTTTATTTAAAATCTAAAGCTAAAGAAAGAGGATATGCAGAAAAGCTAGATATTACAAGCGGTGGAAAACCACTTACTGAATTAAAAATAGAAATACTTGATACAGGGAAAGATTAAATGCACAAATGTATTTCACAAGGCGTATAAGTCTGATACTAGAATAACGTGTTTACAGGGGGGCACCCGTTCTAGTAAGACTTATTCGCTTTGTCAGTTATTTATTGTAAAGTGTTTAGAAGAAACAGGAAAGGTATTTACAATATGTAGAAAAACATTACCTGCTCTTAAAGGAACGGCATATAGAGATGTTTTAAATATTTTAAAAGAATTAAAATTATATAGAGAAGAACATCATAATAAATCTGAATTATCTTACAACCTGAACGGAAACTTACTTGAATTTATTAGCGTGGATCAACCACAGAAGATTAGAGGGCGTAAACGTGACTATTTATGGCTTAATGAGTGTAATGAGTTTGCTTATGAAGATTGGCAACAGCTTATATTAAGAACTACAGGAAAAATATATTTAGACTATAATCCATCTGATCCATATTCTTGGATATATGAAAAGGTAATAACAAGAGATGATTGCACATTTTTAAAATCAACATATCTGGCTAATCCATTTTTAGATAAAGACACAATAGCAGAGATAGAAAGATTAAAAGAACTTGATCCGGAGTATTGGCGGGTTTACGGTATGGGTGAAATCGGTAGTATTTCTACACAGATATTTAGAAACTTTAATTTAGTAGATGATGTGCAAGGTAGATTAATTGGATATGGCTTAGACTTTGGCTTTACTAATAGTCCTACAGCTTTAGTAGAAGTAAGGCAATTAGATGACAGCTTATATATTAGAGAATTATTATATGAGAAAAGACTTACTAATACTGACTTAGCTAATAAAATGAAAGAAATAGGAATAGACAGAACTACAGAAATAGTAGCAGACTCAGCAGAACCTAAATCAATAGAAGAAATATATAGACAAGGATTCAATATAAAACCTGCTAAAAAGGGTGCAGGAATACATTTAGGAATTGATATAATGCGTAGATATAAGCTAAACATAACTAAGGATAGTCTTAATGCTATTAAGGAATTTAGAAGTTATAAGTGGGCTACAGATAAAAATGGTGATGTTCTAAATGCACCTGTAAAAGTAAACGATCACTTAGTAGATGCGGTGCGTTATCTATGTTTAAATAAGCTATCTATAAATCATAGTGGTAAATACTATATATTATGAAACTATATAACGGAGATTGTTTAGAAGTAATGAAGTCAATACCAGATAAAAGTATTGACGCTATTATTGCTGACCCTCCGTATGGAACAACTAATTGCAAATGGGACAATGTAATTCCTTTTGATTTGATGTGGGAACAATTAAATAGAATAATAAAAGATAATGGTGCAATTGTTTTATTTGGTAGTGAGCCTTTTTCTAGTGCTTTAAGAATGTCAAATATACATAACTATAAGTATGATTGGATATGGGATAAAGTAAATAAAAAAGTTGGTTTTGGAAATAGCAAAAAACAACCGCTTAGAAGTATAGAAAATATTAGTTTATTTTACAAAAAACAATGTTTATATAAACCAATTATGGCAAAAGGAAAACCATATAAAACAAAAAGTGGTGGCGATTATAAAATTTACGAAAAGGGAGGTTTAAAATCTATTATTACAGACAATAAGGGAACAAGATATCCTCACAGTATTATTAGTATAAAAGGAGATTTAAAAAAAGAAATGGGTTTGCACCCAACACAAAAACCAATTGAATTAATGGAGTATTTAATTAAAACATATACTAATGAATTAGAAACTGTATTGGATTTTACAATGGGTAGCGGTTCAACAGGCGTTGCTTGTTGCAATACTAATAGAGATTTTATAGGTATTGAATTAGATAAAGACTATTTTAAAATAGCAGAACAAAGAATAAAAAACGAATTATAACATTTTATATTTATTAGTAATGAAGGAAGTTAAATTAATAATACCTGATAATTGGGCAGATATAACAATAGACACTTATCAGAAATATGTAAAAATACAAGAAGGCAAAGGAAGTGAAAAAAATAAGATTATAAAAAGTTTGGCTTTATTATGTAACACTACACCGTTAGTGGTAAATAAAATGGCTTATAAAGACTTATTAGAAATAATGAATATCATAAAAAATATGATAGACGCTGAACCTGATAAAAAAGATTTTAAAAAGGTGTTTACATTTAACCAAGAAGAATATGGATTCTGTCCTAATCTTAGTAATATTACGACAGGAGAATATATTGATTTGGAAAGCTATTGTAAAGAACCTATTGAGAATTTGCATATTATAATGAGTATATTATATAGAAAAATTACATTTAAAAGAAATGATAGATACGCTATTGAAGATTATAACCCAGATGAGTTTAAAGAAGAACTATTTAAAGAATGTCCAATGGATATAGCGTTAAGTTCGTTAGGTTTTTTTTTGACTTTAGGCGAAAAATTAGCAATGATTTCGCACAGTTATTTAGTAGCACAGGAGAAGAAACTGCAAAGGGGTTAACAATGCAATCCAAATGGGGGTGGTACAATGTAATATATTCATTGTGCAATAACAATATATTAAACATAGAAAAAATAACAAAATTACCAATCTTAGAGGTACTGACTTATTTGTCATTTTCTCAAGATTACAATAATAAACAACGTAGCAACTATGATAACTTTTAGAAACGTAGTAGGATATTTAGAAACAATAGCCGAAAAACATTATATGATTAATTCTTTTCATAGTGGTTTTATGGATGAAGTGGATATAAACAAGCTAGGTGCTACAGACTATGTTATATTATATGCAGAACCCGGAACGGCGGTAATTGACAAAGGTGTATTGACATATAACTTTACAATCTATGTATTAGATATGATAAATGATGAAGTAGGAGATGCACCAAATAAAGAAAGATTAGGCAGATTAGATACATTAAGTGAGAATCTACAAATTATGCAAGACGTGATAAATGAATTTCATCAGAACTTACATCCAAATTTAAGTTGGGTGGATAGTGAAGTGGTAATAAGTTTGCCTATTACTGCAGAACCTTTTACTGCACGTTTTGACAACCTTTTGACAGGGTGGGCGGCTAGTATAAGTATGCAAGTAAACAATAAGAATAACCTTTGTATTTCACCAATAGATCCTAACGATTAATGAAGTTTGATAAAACAGTTCAAAAGATGCAGGAATTAGGATCAAGCGTAGTTGATAAAGGAAAAGCTATACTTAAAAAAAAGAAGAAAACTACATCATCAAATACGTTATATAATGGCTTTGATTATTTAGTTGGTAGTGATGCGAATAGTGTGTTTGTAGAATGGAAATTTGGCGGTGCTAATGATTACTGGGCGTTTGTTGATGAAGGTGTTAAGGGTGCAGGTGGTTTTAAAGGTAGTGGAAAAATGAGGGGGCAAGGAAGTGACTTTAGATTTGGTAGTGGAAAAGCTAGGGGAAATTGGGCAGACTTTAAAAAATCTATAAAAAAATGGATTAAGAATAAACCACTAAAGCTAAGGGGTGCAAAAGGCAAGTTTATAAAGAAAAATAAAGCTAATATAAATAGTGCTGCTTTTTTGATCCAAAGAGCAATATATCAAAGAGGGTTAGAAAGAACAAGATTTTTTAGCAAACCTTATGAACAAGAATTAGCGATATATGAAAACCAAATAATACAAGCGTTTGCAGAAGATTTAGAATTAGAATTAAAAAAAAGAATAGAAAACAAATAAATTATGGCGTTATCATTTGCACAAAAACCAATAAATTCAGCAGACAAATTGCCTGTAATAACAAATTGGAATCCTGTTATTGGTTATATGTTATATCAAAACTCATCAATAGCATCATTTTATTATTACAAATTAGTATTAGAGGTATATTCAGGACAAGCTACAACTGCAACAAATTTAGTAGCTAAAATAAAACAAAGGCGTAATGGATATTCAGCAGACTTAGCAGGAAATTATGCAAGAGCCTTTTTTGATTTAAGAGATATTATAAATAGCTTATTAGTTGATACTATATATGATCAAAATGTCACATCAAATAAAACTATTCATTTTGTAGGTAGTAATGATACTGATAAGATTTATAGTGAAAATGGGGATAAAACTCAAGTTTATGGCGATGGCACAACTACTAAAACGCAGATATTAGGTTGTAGAGTAAGGGGTTATCAAAACTATTCATCAGGAACAGGAACATCACCTGTAGATGTTGAAACAGGTGCAATAACAGATGATTTATTTTATATGGCAGCATCACTTCCATTACAAACTCCAAGAGATAGTGACACTCAATATATTCAATCAAGCACTGCATTTGATAAATATAAAATGAATGGTTCAACTGATTTATTTTTAAGTGATGCTAAGTATGATGATGGAACAGGTGTTATAGAACAAAAGGTGCAAGACAATGATTATCATACTATTGCTTTTTTAAATGATAGAAGTAATTTTCAATCAGAGTTAGATACTTTAAGAATAATATATTATAATTCATCAGATAGTGCAATAACTACTACTGATATAGCTAATTCGACTGCTAATGGTGGACAAACACCTACAGCAGCAAGTAGTGATAGTGAAAGAATTATATATTTTGGTTGTGGGCCCGGTAACCTTGAATCTTATGATAATGGTGGCACAAACAATCAAAGGCCTTCAAATAATTCAGGTTGGGCGTATTATAAGATTACAGGGTTTCAAACTACACCTTCATCACAAATTGTTAGTAAAACATACAAGTTTGTTAAACAAGATGCTAGTTGTAAAGGTTATAAAACAAGAAGATTAGCGTGGCGTAATAGTTTAGGTTGTTATGATTATTTTAATTTTAATATGAAATCAACACAAACAGTAAAAGTAGAACGAAATACTTTTTCTACTTTATTGGGTGAATTTAACAATAGCGTTTACACATATACAAATTCTGATAGAGGTAAAAATACAAGGCAAACAACTGCAAAAATAGAAGAAACATTAAATACTGATTGGTTAAATGAAGATGATACAATACTAATAGAAAATCTTATTAAGTCTATAAATGTAACAATGTTAGAAAATAGTGACACAGAATTTACACAACCTGTTATGGTTACTGATAGCAATTTTATAAGAAAGACAGTTGCTAATGATGGTGTAAAAATTCAATATACCATTAAAATAGAATACGCAAATCCACTTAATACAAATTCATAATGAGCAAAGTAAGGTTAGTCGCATATAGAAAGAAAAAAACTACTGATACTATTGATGCAACGTGGGAATTAGATTTACAAGAATCACCTAATATATCATTAAACTATCAATTCGCAGATATTAAAGAACCTGAAAAAAGAAAAGCTAGTTATAGTCAAACCTTTAAATTGCCTTTTACAAAAGCTAATAATGAATTTTTCCAGAATTGGTATGATGTTAATTTAGAAACATTAATCTTTGATGCAGGTGCAAGGACACAGGCTGTGTTGTATGTTGGAACTATACCTCAATTTGAAGGTGCATTACAATTAAGGGCGGTATATCAAAAGGGCGGCTATTACGAAGTAGTATTAATGTCAACGGCTGCAGACTTATTTAGCAATATAGGAAACAGTTTGCTTAGGGATGTTTTTTTAAAAGCAGATGGTTCATTAAGCTATGAATTAAATCACACCTATAATGAAACTAATATTAAAAGATCGTGGGATGGTTCAGCAACAAACTTTTATGCTATTAATGAAGATGGATCACAAGGTGCATCATTACAAGATTCTGTTGCAGGGGTTCAGAAAGTTATGTACCCTATGTCAGTTACAGTGCCTAAATTTTATTATCCTGTTACTGATAATACAGACACATATTTAAGACTAACACAATCCACGTTAGATAATTTTAATCCAGATGATTTAGAGGAAGGGGAAGAACCGCCTTATAATCAAACTGTACCTATTACGCAATTTCGCCCTGCTATACAGATAAAAGAATTAATAAGATTAATAATAGCAAGAGCAGGATTTAGTTACACATCAAGTTTTATAGATGGTTCATATTTTGGTAAATTATATATGACTACTTGCAATCATACTCAAAACCCTGCACCTGTAACAATAGCGACATCAGGACAAAACACAGCAGGAATGTCTGTAGGTAGTTCGTATGGTAATGGTGATGAAAGTGCAGGTAATTCTTCGTTTGCACGTTGGGAAATGGACGGCGGTGTTCAATTTGAAGAATGTTTTGTAGATTGTGATGCACCAAGTTATGTAGGGCAATGTCTTAACGCATCATATGGAACAGGTTGGACATTACCATTTAGAGCAGATAAAACAACACCTTTAGCGGGTTATGTAGGGCCTTATGATGGATTTGGTTTATGGGATGCAGATTCTAACTCATTTAAGCGTGAAGATCATAACCAAACTGCTTTAAGATTTAGGTTTACAATGATGCTAAGAAACCTTACAGTAATTACTTCTCAAACTGCACCTGAAAGCGATATGGATTGCGGAGCTAGTGACGCTGATACTTTTAAACTACACGCAAGATTAGAAACTTTAAATGGAACTATAAAATCTTATAGAACGTATAATATTACAGGACTAAACGCTACAACAAATTATACAGGTGCACAAATACATATTGAGATTGATAAAGAAATACCTTTATACGCATCAGAAGGTTCTGATGGCTATTGGTACAGCGGCGTTGAATTAGGAGAAAGAGTAAGACTTGTTTTTCAAGTAGGACACGTTGTTAAAATATCTTCTGCTGCAACTGCAGAGATTCAATTAGGTTCCTCATTATGCAGTGATGTTTCTGCTGATTGTGATGATCCAGAGCAGTATTCATACTCAGGATTATATAGTGAATTAAGTTGTGTCTGGGATGGATATAATAGCAACATATACCAACAAGTAGTTGATATACCAAGTTGCATAGATAATAAGCTAAAACAAAAAGACTTTTTAAAAGACATAATGGAAAGGTTTAATTTAGTGATTGTGCCTGATCCTGATAATCAAACTAATTTAGTAATACAACCTTATGACGATTATTTGGCAGCGGGTGAATCAAAATATTGGACTGATAAATTAGATTTAGACAAAGAGATAATAGTCAAAGATACTCTTTCAATGCAAAAAGAAAATATCTTATTAACAGACTTAGAAGATGCAGATTTAATGAATAAGTCTATTAAAGAAGAATTGCCTGAATCAAATGTTTATGGACATTATGATAGAGTAAATAATATAAGTCAATGGGCAAAAGGTAAAATGAAAAACAATCCTGTCTTTTCGCCTTATATAAATCAGAAAGTGTTTCAAGGTTCAAATACAGAATTGCCAACAGGTTTATCAAATGTAGCGGTTCAATATGAATATTCTTATAAAAGAGTAGATAATGGTTACGAAAATGAATTGTCAAATACTAAACCTAAATTATATTATTATTGCGGTACGCCTACACCTATTGTAACAATGATGGTACAGTCTGCAAGTGCAGATACAGGAGAAATATTGATGCACAGTTGGGCAGAATCAGCAACAGAAGAATTTGGTACTTGGACTGCACACTCTTTTACAACATATCCATTATGTAGTCCTTATGAAGTTACGCCAAATAATAACGGCATAGGGTATATTACACCTACAACCAATTCTTTGTATTGGGATAGTCGGCCACCATCAATACCTGAATTGTATGTTTTTAATATGAATGATAACATAACAAGCATATCAGGTTTACATTATATATATTGGGAACAATACTTAAATCAGATATATAACGATGAATCTAGAGTGATGGAATGTTATTTAAATATTAACGAAGTTGATATATTTAATTTTAAGTTTAATGATGAAATTTATATAAAGAATGCTTATTGGCGTATTTTAAATATAAGTAATTATCAAGTTGGTGGAAAGGCATCAACTAAGGTTACTTTGTTAAAATCTTTAGACGTTTACCCTATAACTTGTAAAGAGTGTGAACAAGTAATTGGACAAGATTTATCAGGCCAAAATACAGGAACAGGTTATTATACTTGGTGTCCTTCTACAAGTCCTAATTGTTCTACGCAAATACCTAATACATTAGCAACTACTTTTGAATGTTGTGAATGTAATGGTGGTACATTTAACGCTGAATATGGGCCTGTATTTGAATCACTAGGTTTAGGTGCAGGGTTAGGACTTTGTGAACCTCAAGGAAATAGTTTGCCCATTACGAGAAAAAGTGCAACACCGCAAGTAAATTTCTTTAGCAATAGAGGTTTGAAAAGTATTTTGTCAGGAAAAATAGAAGGAAAAACAACGCCTTTTGTTGTAGGTAGTAATACAGGTAAATTTGGAAAATCTTACATACCTCATTTTGCAAATGATATTGTTATTAAGTATGATACCAAAATTAAATCTTTTCCTCAGATAAGTGGTGAAAGTCACAGAATGGTTTTATCCGGATTAACAGTAGGAAACACAAGAGGATATGCTTATCCGCAAGGAGATAAAAAATATACGAGCTTTCAAATACCAAGAAACTCTACTATAATATTAAGACTTAAAGGAATTAGCACAGTTGTTAATAGCACAAACTCTACATATCCTCTAGGCACTACAGAAGGATTTGCTTATTATACAGCGTTTAAAAATAAAAATGGAGTAAATACTCAATTAGGAACTGCAGGTGGTGTTAGAGAATTATCTTTAATAGAAAGTGGAATAGCATCTGCTTGTACAATGTATATATCTATCGTTGATAATGCTATTTCTTTTGGTATGGATGATAGTCAAACAGACACCAAAAGAGTATGGCAAATGTCAATAGATTTAGACATTAACGAAGTATTTAATATGGACAAAGGTTGGGCAGAAAAAAATGCTTTATATCAAAATTACGAACA